CTACGTTTTTCGCCAGATGTAGCGTGTTGATGGGCGGCCACCTTTTTCTCCGGCCACCTCGTAGCCAATGATTAAGTCGTGTGCAGCCAGAACTGCGAGTGCGTTGTTCACAGCGTCTTGCGAGCCCAATCCCATCCAGTCCTTCTGACGCACCTCACGTGCGGTAAACGGTTCGGGTAATTTCTGCTGACGCTCCAGGATCAGCCTGGCACCGAGTAGTGGGGCGTTGATAGCAGCGCCGTAGAGTCGCAGGGCATGACTCATCAGGTAGATCGCCCAGTTAATGGCGCGGGACGTGGACTCTGTGCCCACGGCTCTCTGTCCACCTTCGACCAGTTCGAACAGTAGGGCTAACCCCGCAATGGTCTGTGGCATTTTTAGATAATGGGATTGCAATGCTGGGTGAAATTCTTCGCTCCGGCTTTGTTGCATATGACGCGTATACCAGGCGTTAAAGATTTCCTGTGCTTCTGGGCTGAACCTGAGCGTAGTACGAGGCTCGGATGGTAGCTGATCGAGGTAGTCAATAACCTGTTTCACTTGCTCAGCGGCAGCTTGGTTTGGCCAGCGATCGACCAGACGCCACAAGTTTCGTGGCCTTGCTCTTAGCAGCCTTGCGCTCGATGTCGAGCAGCTCACTGTTGGTCCTATACTCCTCCAACGCCATGGAGTGCTGATTTCGCTCTCTTGTCTCCAATGCGTCCAAGGGGCGAAGCGCTTGCTTGAGCGCTGGTGTTTTCATCGCAGACGGCCGTCCAATGATGACTCCCCATTGGTTGGGAACGACAGTCCAATCATCATGTTGCTTCGGGTGGATGGTGAATTTGCGCCCGACTACGGCGCTAACAGCAACCACAAGCGCGACCCCAACAAAATCCGGTGGGCACTGAGTGCGCTCGGCGACATCCCGCACGTATTCTTGAAGAACAGCAGGCAGTAGCTCTCCACGCCAGGGCATAACCCTGGGCAATCCGCTCGGCAGTGGCTTTGGCACAATGCTTGGATTCAGATATGAGGCACGTGCTGCCTTGGGCATTTCTGCCAAGAACGACGGTATCTGCTCGTGTCTGGTTATTGCTCATCTCTCTCAGAGAGAGCCCGAGTGATTCCATCACGCTCGCTGATCTTGCTTTCCAGCCAGGCTTCCACTTCTGCAACGACGAAGTAAACGCCAGCCTGTTTGCTCGGGCCAAACTTGATGGGGCGAGGGAAGCTGGGGTCGCTTTCGCGCAGCTTCTCGAGGCCAGAGCGGCTTTTGTCAAAGCAATGCTGCAGCGAGGCGTGGCTGATCAGGTACTTCTTAGGGGCATGTGTCGGCATGTGTGGGTCTCTGTGTATAAGCCGACACAGATTTAATATTCCTTGTAGACCCCTGTGGCTCGATTTCAGACCGAAAAAATGTCAGAAAACGCAATGACGGTTGATGCGATGGGGCATAGCCGCTGATGTGGAATGGGCTAGGAGGGCTGTCATAAAGCTGGCATTACCGAGCCAAAACAACCCATTTAGGCACAAAAAAGGCACTTGCGATAATCGCTAAGTGCCTGATTTGTAAGGATTATTTGGTGGAGCCGGGGGGATTTGAACCCTCTAAAACAGTGCTTTGTAGCGTTCGTATGCGTTCCAATGCCGCTGTTTTCGCCGTTCTGACCTCTCACTGCGTAGCTTTCTGTGCCATTGATTTCGACACATTTTCGACAGGTGTCTGACGTCTGCTAACGGCCTATTCTATTGAAAAAATTCCTTCGCGATTTTTGCTCATGAAAGGGCGTGGTTGACGTTGAAGTATGACTTGTGAAACAAGTGCGATTCAGTTGTCAGTAGAAATTTAGCAGTTTTTAATCAAGCTCAATTTGAGGGCCATAAGTCATAATGTCCGCCAGCCGTAGAGCCTTTCTCGCTGCGGTCTTTGCTGTTGTCAAATCCTCGTTACGCAAAATTCCTACTAGCATCTCTCGATCCTCCACTTCAGTAGAGCATTCAGCGAGTCGTTTAGCCCAATATACGCGCGAGATGTCAGAGGCGATCTCGAGGATCGCACCATATGCCTGCCCAGGATTAATTTCACGTTCTCTGACGCGAGTTAAAGCCGCTAAGACAGGGGGGGCTGGCTCCCGTTCAGTATCTCTGGAGCGCTCTATTGCTGCCGGCAGGTCCTCAAGAGCTTGATCAGATAGTCGAAGTAGATTGGTAGTGAAAAGAGCTATTTCATGGTCTGGAGCTATCGGGCGCCCATGCCTTTTAGCCTCTAGAGCGTCTATTGTTGTTTCGACTCTTTGTCTGAACTGGGCATGAGGGGATGCGTTAGCAGCAAGGCGCAGCTGGCCTTTCAGACGACCGATGTCGTCGACTAATGAAATGAGGAACCAAAACGGACGTTCGGTTCCTTGTTGACTCAGCGCAGTAGCCACAAATGGCCAAACCTCCTGGGAGGTAAGGACAGGCCGCCCTAAAATATGAGATATCTGGTTGGCACCGAGAAGGCAAAGGTCGAGAAGGAAGGACTCTGGAGGAACATCTAGTCGTCCTTCATTCAGTCGGCCATTCGCAATGCCGACGTCGGCTCCAAACTGGTCTGGGATGTCGGCGAAGGCACGACGCAAGTACTGAGGAGCAATCGCCAGAGCATTGGGGTCATTCGGCCGCACCACTACATTCAACCCATCGCCGCCTGCATTAATACGCTGAAATCGGACAGGCGCAGCATTTTGCAATGTACCTAAGAGCAGGGCGATATCTGCGGCCGTAGGGGTGACGACTGATCGATCAAATGCTTCAAGCCATTCGGGAGCTTCTGGTGGCGTCTCTGGCAGAACTAGAAATAATGAGCGCAAGGCACTTACCCGTTCGGCAGGTGCCTGCGCATTTTGGAATTTTTGTATGAGGTCATCCACCAACACGTTCTGGTCGATTACATCTTCTAATGGTGTGGGGATCTGATCTAGGTAGGGGCGTATACGAGTTGAGTGCCCTAGGAGCTTCATAAATCCATGCACCTTAAGAGCTTGCATCAGTGTGACAGCCCGAGACACTCCTGCTCCAGCATGAAGACCAGCAGCTCGCTGCGTAAATAAGAGTGAAAAGCCCTGTGTTGCGTCGATCACAAGCTCCCTATGTCTCGCCGCATTTGCGATCCCAGCAGTTAGAAACGAGGCTGCTGGTACAGGGGCACGAAGAAGGTCTCTCACGTCGCTTAATATTTGTCGCGCGCTTTTGAATTGTGTGGGGGAAAGCCTCATCGCTTGTTCACCTCGAACTTGCACGATGATCGCTGCCAATGCTTGCTCTGCGGCAGCCCCTATTAGTCCAATTGCGGATGCGTATCGAGCGCTCTCTACTCGTAGCTCGCCACGGCTTGGTGTACCTATGGAAATCAAAGCTAAGGTGAGTGACTCCTGGCTGGCTTCTAGCAACCGCACTGCGCTATTGCTTAGTAGTCTGGGCATTGCTAACTCCCTATAAGCTGTGGATCCATCATATTTTCGATGGACTATGCACGTCTTTAACAGGTTGGTAGGCTACTCTGAATTGCTATTTTTCACACTTGCACGATGACTGCTTGTGGCCGACTTCTGCCGTCATGACTCGCAGGAACTGGAAAAGTTGGGCTGTTCCGCGCCTAGATTCTCCATATTTTTGGTTTAGTTTCGTCTTGTTCTTCTCAAGCATAAATTGATTTGAATTTAATTAGATTACCCCATTGGTCTGAAGCTGCTCGCCGCAGTGCAGTAACGTGTCTTCATTCGGTCACTATTTGTTTTGCGGTCATTGTCGTAACGGGCACGCCAGATTCTGCACTGCTCATGGAAGTGCTGCTTGGCAGCCTTACGGCATTCGCGGTAGTCGATTGACCCGCGTCGATGATTGGCGCAGACACTGGTGCTGTCGATGTAGTTGTTCACCGATAACCATTCTGCCAGATAGTTCGTGCCGCCGTTCCAGCTCTTGATCCATTTGGAAGTTCGTTCGCGGCTTACCTGTCTGGTTTGACGTTGTTGTGTTTGCTGGGGTGAGGATGTAGCCCGATGGGTTGCTGGTGGTGTGTAGGTGTTGGCCGGTTTTTTAGGCGTGTAATTGCTATCATCGTAAAAGTTTTGCTTAGGCTGGTTCTGCTGGTTGCGTGCATTAACGCTTTCCCAAAAAAGCTCTTCTGATGTCTTTTGGGGCTGATTCTTGGGGGTGTTCTCGTTAGGGGGGGGAGCAGGTTTTTCAAGGTTAGGCGGTTGGCTGGGTTGTGGTTTTGGAAGGAAAGAGAGTTTGTTTCCTGCCATGTGTAAAGCCAATCCTGAAAGTCCTAGCCCTAGAGCAATTGCAAGCGTCCATTTACCAATGCTCTGGTCCCGCTTTCTCTTCAAGTGTTCCGGCGCATCGTCCCTGTCTGCTTTCATTTCTTGCCTTCTGTCCGTAGGGCGTACCATCGTAGTGCTACTTTTCTAGTGATCGCTATCCCGCGTTTTGATTGGACAAGTTTCGATTGGCTTCGTCGTAGTCGGGGCTAGTTTGGCCGACTTCTGGTGCGATGGAACCGCTTGCAATCCATAACGCGTAATTAGGGAAAATTTTTACTAGGACGTCGATTTCTTCCGTGCTCACGCGAATCGCGCCTTTGCTGACGCTTTTCCATCTCTCGTAATCGCCCCCGTGAAGGCTGACCTTTTTGGGGCCGATTTTCTTGATTAATAGTCTTGCTCTATCGGCTGACGTGTTCATATAGAAAATTATTCCGGGGAAATAGTTGCCCTATTGCGAGTTTGGGGAAATAATTTCTCCAGGGTAATTATTTCTCTGCCTGCATATGGCTAATGCCACGAATAGTGACGGAATGAGCATGGAACTGGAAGAGCTTAACCCCAGCGCCCTGATAGGGCCGCAACAGGATGTGGAGTCCATCGAACGGTGGGCGGAGCGTAACGGCATCAGTTACGGGACCGCCCGCGCTTGGGTCTACCGGGGCGTGCTGCCGTCCGTGAAGCTCGGAAAGCTGCGCATGGTGAATAGCGCGCTGCTGCGTACCTGGCTGTTGGAACAGGAATGGAGTGCCTGATATGCGCTACCTCGTAGAGATGTGCACCCTCCACGGCCCGACCCGGCAGCGCCGCTGGCATCGCGTCCATCAGGGTATTTCCCGCGTGGAATGCCAGCGCTGGGTCGAAGAGTCGGTGGCTGTCTTCCCGACCGAAGAGGAAGCCCGCCGCTCCTTCAGCCTGACCCGCGAACGCGCCCGGCAGGCGTACCGCATCCGTGGGGTGAGGGCATGAGCCATGACCGCCAGCCCCTACTACCTGCGCCAAACCCACGCCCCGGACTGCGCCTGCTCTGTGTGCTGGTCCGCAAGGCAGGCCATCCCATTGCACAGCCCGTCGCCGTGTCCGGACTGCCGGCCCCCTGGGCTGCCCTATCTGGAAGATGGCCGCTGGCTCTGCCGTCCCCGTTCCTTCTGCGCGAAACACGACCCGTCCCGGCGTCCGCCGAAGTACTGGCACGTTGTGTACGACAGCGGGAAACCCACGCCCTTTGTGCCCGTGCGCGAAGCATTTCAATTGGAGGGCTGACCCATGCTCGCTAAGACCCTGAAAGCGCTGCTCCTGCTCTGCTTGATCCAGGCCGCCCGCACCGTGGCCGATCCGGTCAAGGGCCGCGCTCCCGGCTCGTCGGAACAGCTTCACCGTTCCGGCGAACGGAAGCACGGGCGGAGCGCACCCTTGAACGCCTCCCCCCTGAAACAGCCTCCGCTGGGGAGTGTGGGGCAGCTCCTCCGCCCCGCGCTCCCGAGCCCTCGGCGGCAAGAGCGGGATGACAAGGGCAGAGCCCTTGGTGTTGCTCTGCGGGTTCCAAGGGGAAGGGTTCCCCTTGGCCGTCGGAGACGACGTTGCGATAGGGACCGTTACCCGAATGGGCCGAGACAAACGCACGTGGTTGGCTTGGCTCGCTAGCGAATAGAGCCCGGCCCGAAGGGATCGCCCCACACATCACTTTCACCCAACACCGCTGAATGAAGCGAAACAGCCGAATTTGCAGCAGCGGGACAACTCACGCCGGAAAAGGCGAATTGAAGGAGAAACACCGATGAACATGTTTGCAACCCAAGGCGGCGTCGTCGAACTGTGGGTCACCAAGACCGACACCTATACCTCGACCAAGACCGGGGAAATCTACGCCTCGGTCCAGTCCATCGCCCCGATCCCGGAAGGTGCCCGTGGCAACGCCAAGGGCTTCGAGATCAGCGAATACAACATCGAGCCGACCCTGCTGGACGCCATTGTCTTCGAAGGCCAGCCGGTTCTCTGCAAGTTCGCCAGCGTGGTCCGCCCGACCCAAGACCGTTTCGGCCGGATCACCAATACCCAGGTCCTTGTGGATCTGCTGGCCGTGGGCGGCAAGCCGATGGCGCCGACCGCCCAAGCCCCGGCTCGTCCGCAAGCCCAAGCCCAAGCCCCTCGCCCGGCCCAGCAGCCGCAGGGCCAGGACAAACAAGACAAGTCCCCGGACGCCAAGGCGTAAGCCGTAGGAGGCCGCGATGCTCCGCTATCTCTCGCTGTTCGCGGTAGGTCTGGCCACCGGCTACGCCTGGGGCTGGATCGACGGCCTAGCGGCCTCCCTGGCTGTTTGAGGACTGATCGCTATGTCAGGCGTTGTCGCTGTGCAGGTGTGTACCGCGTGGACCTCGACCCCTGAGGGCTTCATGGCGTGTCGCGAACTCGCATGGCAACAGGCCTACCTGATTCCGCCCGAGGCCGCTGGATACGTGGACATCCTGGTCAACGGTGGTTTCTCCCCGGAAGCCTTCGGCATCGGTGCCGCTGGCGTCCTGGGATCGTTCGTGACGGGGCTTTTGATTGGCTGGGTCGCGTCACTTCTTCGTAAAGCCAAGTAGAGAGGAAACACCATGAAAGCAATGAAGCAACGCATCGCCAAGTTCAGCCCGGTCGCCTCGTTCCGCAACCTGTGCATCGCCGGTTCCGTCACTGCCGCGACTTCGCTGCCGGCCTTCGCCGGGGTGATCGACACCAGTGCGGTGGAATCGGCGATCACCGATGGCCAGGGCGATATGAAGGCCATTGGCGGCTACATCGTCGGCGCCTGGTGATCCTGGCCGTCGCCGGCCTGATCTACAGCATGTTGCGCAAGGCGTAACGGGTGCTCTGGTCGGTGTGGTTGGGGGCGTTCTTCGCCGGCGCCTTCATCACCGGGTACCGGACCGGCGAATTCTTCTAACCGAACAGACCGAGGCGGAAGCCCCTCCGGAGTTTCCGGCGGGGCTTTTTATTACCCGGAGAAAAGATAAATGAGCATTAAGACATTGATATCTGTCCTGAGGGTAACGCTTCTTACGGCGTGCTTGTTGCCTTCGTTATTCTTTGTTCGAAGTGCTATTGCGGGCCCTTATATATGGGAGGTTGTTATGTACTCCTCCAGTGGCTCTAGCACTCCTGCCGAAGCATGCGAGAAAGCACGGGTTGTTGCGGATAGGTCTCCGGATTGGAACTATACAAGCGCCACGCCCAAGATGAATGGGTTGGATAATTCATATTGTTCTGTTGTGTATGTTTCTCGTAGAGACCCTAGTGTTGTTAATACTTGTGATGACTGCGCTAGCTGGAAGCTTTTTAGAAAGGGGGATCAGTGTGCCAATGCTGATGATACCTACAATGCCTCCACGGGTATTTGTGAGCCGCCGCCCAAGGAGTGTAAGGAAGGCGAACTGTTTCCGGCCAAGGGCCCGGACTCGCCCGTAGTTACCTCGGGAGGCCGTAACTATGTCGGTGACGGCGGCGCTCCGACCGCCTGCTATCAAAGCTGTGAGTATGGCGGCAATCCCAGCCCGGCCAGTTGCTATCTGGTCAAAGGCTCCACCACGACGGGCTTCTGCAACTACATTCTCAAGGGCACCGGTCAAAGCTGCGGTGCCGACTCCTACACCTTCTCTCAAACCGGCGATTCGCTGAACCCGCCCGACACTCCGAACACCGATCCTTCCGACCCGAACGACCCCGGCTGCCCGCCCGGCTGGTCGTGGTCGGGGACTACCTGCGTCAAGACCCCGACCGATCCCACGGATCCAACCGACCCGACCACACCGGGCGGTGATGGCGACGGCGGCGATGGCAATGGCGGTGGAAACAACAACGGTGGCGGCAATGACGGTGGCACCGGCAATGGCGGCGACGGCAGCGGGGGAGGGGACGGCAACGGCGGGGGCGATGGTAGCGGCGACGGTGACGGCAGCGGCACGGGCGGCGATGGCAACGGCACCTGCGACCCGGCGAAAGAGAACTGCTCCACCGGCCCCGAAGGCCCCGGCGGCGAACTCAAGGAGCCCACGCCCGGCACCTGGGATGACGCCATCGCCACCTGGGAAAAGAAGGTCGAGGAAGCCAAGAAAGAACTCAAGACCAAGGTGAAGGCCAACGTCGATCAGATGAAGGGCGCCTTCGACCTCAACCTGGCGGAAGGCGGCGGGCAGCTGCCCTGCGAGTCCATGACCATTTGGGGCAAGTCCTACTCCCTCTGTATCTCCGACTACGCCGGCCAACTCTCCAGCCTGCGCGTGGCGCTGCTGCTGATGGCCGCGCTGATCGCCGCCCTCATTCTGCTGAAGGACTGACCCTATGGAATGGCTCTCCGGTTTTCTCGATCAGATCATCGCCTTCTTCCAGTGGATCTGGGATTTCTTCGCCCAAGGCATCTATGACTTCGTGCGCGACGGACTGGTGGTCGCCACCAAGGCGTCGATGTACGCCGCGCTCCAGACCCTGATCCTGCTGATCGATGTCAGCTACACCGCCGCCCGCGAACTGATCGACAGCCTTGGCGTGCCGCAGATGATCCGCAGCATGTACGCCGCGCTGCCGGGGCCGATTGCGGCGGGGCTGGCCTTCTTCGGCGTGCCGCAGGCGCTGAACATCATCATGGTCGCGGCGGCGACGCGCTTCTGCATGCGCTTCGTGCCGTTCATTGGGAGGTGATCCGTGTCGATCAAGATCCACCACGGCCCCAATGGCTCCTACAAGACCTCCGGCGCGATCCAGGATGACGCCGTGCCCGCGCTGAAAGACGGGCGGGTGATCATCACCAACGTGCGCGGCTTCACCCTGGAGCGGGCCTATCAGGTCTTTCCGGACCTGCCCAACACGGCGGAAATCATCAACCTCGATCTGGAGTCGCTGGAAGACCTCGAAAAGATGCGCGCGTGGTTTCAGTGGGCGCCCCGCGGGGCCTTCCTGATCTTCGACGAAACCCAACTGCTGTTTCCCAAGTCCTGGCGGGAAAAAGACCTCGAGCGCTTCGACTACCCCGGTGGACCGGAAGCGGCCCACGCGGCCGACCGCCCCATGGGCTGGCTCGACGCCTGGACCCGGCACCGGCATTTCAACTGGGACATTGTCCTCACCACGCCGAACATCTCCTACATCCGCGACGACATCCGCATGACCTGCGAGATGGCCTACAAGCATTCCAACCTCGCGGTGATCGGCATCCCTGGCCGCTACAAGGAGGCCCAGCATGACGCCCAACTCAACCGTCCGCCCGCCGATGGCACCATCATCGAATACAAGCGGATCCGAAAGCAGACCTTCGCCCTCTACCAGTCCACGGCCACCGGCAAGACCCAAGACACCAAGGCCGGTAAGAGCCTCTTCCGGTCGCCTAAGCTGGTTCTTCTACTGGCATTGCTGGCCGGCACTATTGGCTTTGTCTGGTATATGGGGCCTCTGCGCACGATTGGCGCTCCGGCTGCTGCGACACCTGCCGACGCTCCTGGCGACCCTGCTCAAGCCCCTGCTGCGCCCGCTGCTGTGGCTGCTCCAGCGCGTCCTGCTGCGAATAGCTTTCTTCCTCCTGGGCTTGTACCTGATGGGCCTGCTGCTGCGCCTGTTGATCTGAACGCCCATCCCTTCGCCGATCGGCGGATCTCCATCCTCGCCCATGCCTACCGCAAGTCGCGGGGCGACATTTATATGTTCGCCCTGGAGGATCCCACGGGCCGGCGCCTGGAACTCACCAGCTGGCAACTGATCGGCTCCGGCTACCGGGTAACGCCCAAGGGCGAGTGCGTCGTAGAGCTTCGCTATGAGGACTGGAAACAGACCGTCACCTGTGCCGGGAGGCAGGCCGGCGCGGTGGCCAGCATCGCTCCGGCAGCGCCTGTCGCCGCGTCCGCAGACGCACCGGCCAGGGGCCAGTCGCCGCTGACCATCGTCCCCGATTCCGAATACGCCTCGCGGCCCTGGAGGCACAAATGATCGATTGGGAATTTCTCGTCCCGGTGGCGATGGGCTGGGCGCTGCATCACTGGTGGGCGGTGATGACGGCGCTAGCGGCGGTAGGGGTGCCGCCATGAGGGGCGGGCCGCGCCGCCGGCCGGGAGCGCAAGGCATGAGCGATAGGCCGAAGGCGCGGCCGACGCCCCTGTAACACGTCAGATAAGCCACCTATTGCGGTTTCAATTCGTACCAATTTGGATCGTTAAAGATGAAGAAAATCAGCCATCAAATTCGCGTCAGTATCGAGTCGGACGGTCAGGTCTTGGAAAGCCCGAAAGGGCGGTTGTTCTTCGACGACACCACGGCTCAATTCACCGACCTGTCAGGCGTGCGCATTCTGCGGTGCGGCGTGGATACGGTGCGGCAGTTGTACAACGGCAAACTCCGGCCGGAAGTCATGGCGCTGTTTGACCTCTCGGTGGATGTGGTCGAGTTCGCCGGCTACGAGTGGTCCAAGGGCCGCATCGGTCGCGACTCCGGCTATCAGTACCGCCTGCAGAACGCTGAAATGGGGCTGATCCTGCTGATCAAGAACCACAACATCAAGGTCGATACCCTCGGCTCGCACCTCAAGATCGAGGTATCGCCTCACGCCCTTGATGGCGCCGATCCGCGCATCCTCCAGGGCGTGCTGGATGACTTGGCCGCTGCCGTGCTGAGTCACTGCGAAACCAACCAAGCCGCTGTGCATATCGCCCTGGATGTACAGGGCTGGAAACCGCCTCGCGATCTGGTGGACCGCATGCATTGCCGCTCGCGCCGGGTACGGCAAATCAGCGGGATCGAGCGTATCGAGTTCGACGGCAACGCCTCGGTCTACGGGCGTGGCGAGACCTTCATGTTCGGCTCGGCCAACGGCCTGCAACTGTCGATCTATAACAAGACCCTCCAGGCTCGGGCCACCGACAAGCTCGACTATTGGGAAAGCGTGTGGGCAACCCTGAACGGGGATCCGTTCGGCGATGGCGACCCGGCCTATAACCCCCTGGAAACGGTCTGGCGGCTCGAATTCCGTTTCCACCACTCCATCGTCCAGCAATTCTCCGAAGGCTCGCGTATGGCCTCGGGGGAGGTCATTGGCTGCCGCACCTACGAGGGCCTCTGCCCGCACCTGCAAGGGCTGTGGAACTACGCCTGCGAAAGCTTCAAGCTGCTGAGCCGGACGGCGGTCTACGATCCGTTCTGGAGCCTGATCAGCCAGGACGCCCGTGTACAGGTCGAGTGCGATCCGCTGATCGAGCGCACCGAGTACCGGCGCTATTACAAGACCGCCAAGGGCTTCAGCGGGCGTAACTGCGAGATGTTCCTTGGCCAGTTCGTGAGCCTGATCGCGCGGGAGCGTGTCCCGGCAAAAAAGGCTATTGAGTCCGCCCGTAAATTGGAGTTCTGGCACGTTATCGAAGACCACTATCTCGCCAAGGGTTGGACTCGTCGCGATCTGGAAAGGCACATACACAAGCTGATGTGTGATCGGTATCTGCGGCGGGGGTATGCCGTCTAA